ATTCTTGAAACCTTCCATAGAGTCACCACCACCAAACAAGGCAAAGAAATCTTTTACACCTTGAATTGTTTGACCTACAGCATCTTTGATGTCTTGAAAAGTTTTCCCAGCATCAGTTTTAGGGTTAGCAACATCTTCAAAGAACTTGCCTACAGTCTCAATCAAACCACCAGGCTTACTTATCTGATCTATAGCATCAATAATCAAAGGCAAAACAACGACACCAAGTTTCTCTTTCAAGATGTCCATACTGTTGTTGAACTTCATAAAAGGATCTGCGTTAGCAACAGCCAAACCTTCATAAGTTTTAGCAAAGTCACCTAAAACATCTTTAGACTTTCTAAGTTCAGGGAACATACGTTGCAGAGCTGTAGTGTTGCCACCATAGGCTTGACCTACAGCCTTAGAAATTTTCTCTTGGCTACGACCTGAACCTGCCGCAGCATCTAAAGTAATTTTCAGTAGTTTCTGTGCATCTTTGACGTTGCCTGTGATGTTACCGAACCGAGCCATAGCCGGTCTAAGGTCATCATCCATAATGCCTGTTTGCAAAGATAAAGACTCAATAAACTTGTCGTTCTCTTTCAGGCTTGAAGCTGTAGCACCTGCGTTACGTTCCAACTGAATATTTAGAAGTTTCGTTGACTTAGCATCAGCCGCAGCAGCCTTAGCCGCATCCATCAAAGTGTCGGTTATCGCACTAAGCCCAAAGCCGATACCTACAGCACCAAGAGTCTTACTTAGCCCACTAAACCCTGACTTAGCTTTGCGTAAACCTGAGTCATCAAACTTAGATAAGAGTTTAATAATTACAGACATTAGCCGAGCCTTCTATTTACAAGTTTGGAATACTTTTCGTAAGTCAATTTTACTTCACGCTCCATACTAGGTAACTGTTCTTCCCCAGCCTTATAGAAGAAGTTGAATAAACCGGTCTTCTTCACTATACGAATCAAGGCAGCACCCTGACCATTGTTTCTGTGACTTCTAGTGCCACCCTTATACGGATACTCTCTAGTAGTCGCATAACCTGGTCTACCCGAACCTTTACCAGCTGTGGCCACCATAGAAACACCAGGACTTCTCAACCAGATACCAAACAGGCTTGTAACAGCGTATTTGCGTGATCTGCTTGCACTATAACGAGGGATGACATTATCTGGGGCAATAACCCTGTTCTTGTATAAACCGCCAGTCCAACTCAAACGACCATCACCATTGTTGTTTTGTTTACGGTCAGGCATAGAGGTAAAAGTGCGTTCTTCACTTATACCCGAAAATGGTGCTACGGAAGGAATAACGCTTTTGATTTCACGAATAGCAGGCTTTGTGATGGCCTTCATGTCTTTCAACATTTGTCTCTTCAAACCAGGTTGCAACTGGTCTAAGGCTTTTGTTGCACGTTTCGCATCAACGACAACATCTTTATTTCTGCCGAAGGCGGCTTTTCTCTGCTCATAACTACGCATTGTTATCACTCCGCTGATACTGTAACGCAAACAACATTGTGTTGATCATGCGGTCAGATTCTTGCATTAGAACTGTCGGGGCTATACCTGTTGCAACAGCCAGATTAGCAATCAACCAATGATACGAGTCAACGCCTAAGCTGCTTATTCTTTTGGGTCTGTAACCTCAACTTTGGCAACAAGTTCAATCCAGTCATCAAAAGTTTCTGCAGTCTTCTTCAGTCTTAGAACACCTAACCAAGAAAGGTAAAGCAGGTGAGTGACTTTCTCTAACTTGTCGATACCTAAGTTAAAGTGTGTTTCCCATTTGACGATATCGCCTGCACTAGAAAGAACTTCTATAACAGTGCCATCACTCAACTCTATGCGTAGGTTTAGTTGATTCATTAAGCCACTCCACGCCCTACAGCACCTGTTGTCGGCCATGTAATGCTGAACGTACTTAAGTCCCCAATCTGCCCTGAGACGGGGGTCAAATCGATAACGCTGCAGATGGCTGTGTATTGCGGATTTGCAGAACCTACAGCTGAAGAAGAAGGTCTAATAACAACAGTTGCCTGAGCACCAAGCAAAGGCCACAAAGTAGCATCAACTGTCGAGATAGCATAATCCTGATTGAAAGTAAGAGTCAAAGAACCTTCTTTAAGACCTGCAACACGAGTAACCCATTGACTACCAAAAGCAGTAGTCGTAACATCGTTAGCTGAAGCCTTAAGTTCAACCTGAGTTAGGTAGCCAGCAAGTGCAGTAGATCCGTTGATTGTAACGCTAAAATCTGTTGCAACAAAAATTGCCATTTATTATCCTTATCTTGCGAAAACTTGAACCGAAAACTCGGCACTTAATAAATCTACACCATTGATACTAACAGCACCGTAGGCAGAAAGTTCAGGCACAAACACTTCATAAGCATTACCACCCAAAGTCCTATCAGACTCCAAAGCATATTTGACTGAACCTTCACCTGGTGCAACCAAAACATCCAAAGAAGCCTGAGATGTACGCTCCGAAACACGACCCAAAACAACAGTCACCTGAAACGTATACTCAGCCATGCTGCGTTGATTCTGTTGATTATAGGTAACCTTAGTCAAACCAATCATGGCCATAGGGGGATTCACTAGATCAGGCAAAGTCTCAACAACACGCAAACCCTTTATAGTCTGCAAGTTTTTAGCCAAACCTGCACGAAGCAAACTAATGCTCATCAAGCACCAGTTCTAAGTTGACGGAAAGGATTTATCAGCTGTGCAACATCGCCATCAATGTTTGCACCTACACGCATAATGCCTATGTCAGATACACCGGCAACACCAAGGGGAGACTCTAGGCGTTTGAACAGTCTTGAAGCCTGAATGATAGAAGCAAACTTTACAGGCTCTGGAACACTAGCCCAACCAAAAGTTCCTGTCACCTTAACCAAAGCCATGTCAGCCCAAACAGGGAATAAATAGTTGTCTGTAGCAGTTATAGCGTAGTAAGGGCTATACGCTCCGTTCGCTCTCTGATTAGGGTTTAGCAACTGATAGTCACCAGCCTGCCAAGTTGTGTCAAAGATAAGCGGGTCAGTTGCTGCAGTCTTCAGCTCAGTTAACACTTGTAAATCGTCAACCCAACACATATATCCATCGTTAGCTTGATAGTAACGAACTTCACCTGGACTGCCTGAATAGAAGTAGCGGTTACAGTATTGGTCAATCATTCGGCAAGCAGAATTTATGCTCGACTCAATCAAAGAGTCATCGAGAGTGTCTGTGATACGAAGTGCAGATTTGACATCTGCAAGAGTGCAATACCCATTTGTTACAGCCAAAATAAACTCCTAAAGTCAAGTTCTAGTTTAGCCTAACCTTAGATAAGCCTTTGAGTCCAAGTCTTCGGGGTCAAATCAGAGTCAATCTCAATAGGCAGATGATACTTAAAATCTTTTACCCTAGGTCTAATCCACTCAACCAAATCACGCAACCCCTGATCTAACGTGACAGTTGTTTGATAGCCTAAAAGTTGTCTAGCCTTATCTGAGCTACATAAAGCGACATAAACTTCCTGCGGTCTACCAGGCATAAAGATAGGGTCTAACTCAAAACCAATAATGTCTGCAAGTCTCTCAGCCAATTCCAGAATAGAGATAGGGGACTCATCGGGGCCGATATTGATTACCTGACCTACTGCTTCAGGTGACTCACAAGCCTGCATGATAGGTGCAATCACATCCTGAATAAAACTAAAGCAACGCAGCTGAGTGCCATCACCATAAATAACAGGCTGCTTACCCTGCAACATACGGTTAGTCATAATGCTCGCAACATTCCTAAACGGATCATCAAACTTTTGTCTAGCCCCAACAATGTTATGAGGCACAAGCACAACTAACTCAACCCCATGAACCTTAGCCAAATTCTGTAACAGTTGCTCAGCTGACAACTTAGCAATACCGTAAGGGTCTTGCGGTTTAGGGTCAAGACTCTCAACAAAAACGTCACCATGATTACTGCCATAACGTGCCATAGACGACATGTAAACAAACTTTGGTACATTAGCCCGAATACTTGCTGTCATGACGTTCACGCTGGTCTGGACAGTGTTTCTGACCACAAGAGCAGGGCTAAAGACACTCAAACCTTCATAAGCGGTACACGCCGAATGAATAACTAAATCAGCACCAACAAAAACAGGCGAAATGGCTTCTAAATAATCTAAATCATGGTTGTAAAACTCGACACC